GCATTAGAAGTACCCGAACTTAAAGATGAGGGCTTGCCCATGCGTACAAAATCATTACAGGAATGGATGTTTAATAGATAATGCCCATACCAGAAGACCCAAGAGCAAAGTTAAATAAAGAATTATTCCAGCAATGGAGAGATTCCCGAGAAGATTGGGATGAAGAAGCCAGAACAGACCTTGATTTCTTTCTTGGTAACCACTTTACTGCTGATGAGTCCTCAGACCTTTCAAGCCGCAATCAGGCTGATGTTCCCATGGATAGGATTGCTCCTGCCGTTGACAAGCTTAAAAGCATGCTTACGGCAAAACCACCCATATTTACAGCTATACCCAGAGAAGATTCTGATGTAAAGATCGCCAATGTATGGCGAACTATTCTTGGTTATGTCTGGGATGTGTCTGATGGGGATACCCAAATGAAACAGGCTATTCAGGACTATGCTGTTACAGGGCTTGGATATTTATACGCCTATATTGATGGCGAAGCAGACTTCGGTAGGGGTGACGTCAAGTTTACACACGTCAATCCGTTTCGTGTTTATGTTCCACCTGATTGTCGGGACAGGTGGTTTACTGATGCCGAGGGCATCATTCTTTCTACCATACTGACTGGTGAGCAGGTCGTTAACCTCTACCCTGAATTAGGAGATCAATTAGACCCAGAAACCGGAGAAGTTATTCCGGGGATCATCAATGAACTGTCTACGGTGATGGACGAAGACTTTCCCGATTCATCAAACCGTAATACCATTAAGGCTTTTACACCGGCAGAGACAAAAGATAGTGACTGGTGGCATCGACAGAAATATCAGATACTAGAGCGATTCTTTCCCACTACGGTTCCTTTTTACCGTGTGGTAGACTCAAGAACAAATCAAGAAAGTATCATGGATGAGGAAGCCTTTACTACTATGTTGGATAAGAATCCCGGTGCTGTGGAGCGTGGATTTTTGGAGTTTGAAGAAATTCCCCAAAAAAGAATAGGTGTATCTGCCTCTATTGGGGAAATAGCTTTATATCAGACTGTTTTAAACATTGATACCTATCCTATTATTCCCATTCCAAATATTTGGACAGAAACCCCGTATCCTAAGTCAGATGTATCACGTGCAAGACCAATGCAGAAGCTTTTAAACAAACTCTGGTCTCTGGCACTATCACATGCACAGGCGTCAGCCGGATTGAAGCTTATCGTTCCTATGGGATCGGTTCCCAATATGGAAGACCTTGAGCGGGACTGGTCAAACCCCAATGCTGTCATTGAAGTAGATACTACACAGGGAGAGCCTCATTACCCGGCACCACAACCTCTTGCGGGAGAGTTTTATCGTCTTATCCAGCAATGTGAGTTCTACATAGACTTCACATTCGGACTTCCAGAGATGATGCACGGGGTACCGGATAAAGCACCGGAGACGGTACGTGGTACAGAGCGTATGATTGCAATGGGTTCCGAAAGACCCAAATCCAAGCTTAGGGATATTGAATTTAGTGTGAATCGGTTAGGTCGTATCCTATATGGACTGTCTAAGGGGCACTATACTTTTGAAAAGATGTTTGCTCTTGCACAGCCCAACAACGACTTGACGGATGTTACTATCAATATGTATGACGATATAACCCGACCGGTGAATGATATTTTTAAGGACAGGTTAAATATCGGTCAACATGATGTTAGGATACAACCCGGCTCTACTTTGCCAGAAAGTAAGTGGGCAACATATAATGTTTATTTAGAAGCATTTCAATTAGGGTTAATTGACAGGATGGAAGTATTGAAAAAGAATCCGGAAATATTTGACAAGGAAGGTGTCTTGGCCAGACTTAGCGATTATCAGCGTTATGAATCACAGATTCAGGGTCTACAGAGCCAAGTCAAAGAATTATCGGGTGACCTGCAAACCGCACGTCGTGAATCTGTTCACGATAGGATGCGTGTAGAGGTCTCCCAGTTTGAGAATAAACTTTCTGATATTGCATCCAAAAGTGATGCAGATAGAAAAGTTAGAGCCGCAAAGCTGGATACCGCTGTCAAGCTCGGTGAGCGTGACGTTAAAGATGCGATAGAAGGCATAAAAGGCGACTAATGTACAGTAGGCAAAAAAGGGAGCCCCAACAAGGGGCGCTAGGGCCACCCTTAACAGGTGAAGTCATGGCATGGGAAATCCAATGTGGGTTATGCCCAAATACCAAGGACATCTAGGAGGTGAATTATGGCAGAAGCAACTACACAAGAGGTGACTGAATATCCCGAAATTGAAGGCGTGGATATGGATTATGTTGCCGGTAACGAAGAAGCTGAGTTTTCAAGTGTGGACTATGAGTCTGAGGCTAAGAAGTTTCAGTCCATGTATGACCGGGCACAGTCTCGGAATGAGGAGCTGGAGAAATACCAGCCACTCGTAGACCTATTGGAAACCAGACCTGATCTGGTGCAAACGCTCCAGCAGGCAATAGCCGGTGGACAGCCTATTCAGGCGCAAAACCTTCAAATGACGGAGGATGAGTTTAGCCCTTGGAAGGCCTTCTTTGATCCCGGTTCAGAATCTTATCAACATGTTCAAAAACAGGTGAATGAGGCTGTGGATCGGGGAGTGCAACAGCGAATGGCTGTTGTGCAGGAACAAGTGTTTATGAATGACCTTAGAAAGGATTTGAAGGATTCATATAAGTTTGATGACGAAATGGTCGAAGACTTTGTGAAATTCTATTCAACCCCGAAAGAGGATTTACCATTTGAGACGCTTGTTGATGTTTATCTGAAGACAAATGGAAGAGAGGAAAGGTCGAAGCCTTCTTCGTCTTTAGATATTGTTAGGGCAAATAAACAAGCCCCCAGAACACCCGGCAGTGTGCAGGGTACAGGTGCCACACCTAAGACTGAAGAAGAAAAGGTGTGGGATAACATCAAGAATGCTGGTGGGTTTGGCAATAGATTGCCCTAAGTAGCTTAAAAAGGAGATAAGCAAATGGCTTATTATACTGGACAGCTAAAAAGTAGCAATGTTACTGCGGCCGCAACCACCGCTGGTGTCGGACAAGCTCCGGATCAACGACGGTTATATGACTTTAGTGACAGAGTTGCTGAGTTAGCTCCAGAAGAATCTCCATTTTTTGTGTATCTTAGTAAGGTAGCAAAAGTACCTACAGACGATTCTGTGTTCAGGTTCCTTGAGAACCGTTCACGGGTTGACTGGACAAACCGTAGCCTAGTTGCTGATAGCGCTCTTAGCTCTTTAGCGGCTGGTGTAAGTGGACAGATTGATTTTGACGATGGGTCTGGTTCCTCAATTAGTTGGCTTGTCAAAGGTATGGTTGTAGCTGTTGAAGTGGTTGATGGCAAATCACATGCCATTTTCCGTATTGACAGTGTGAGTGAGCAAGGCAGTACTGAAACTCGTTGCGATGTAACCTGTATGAGCGTTGGTAATTCTAGCGAATCTGGTTATGATGCAGTGGCTGACGGTGACAAAGCTCAGATTATTGGTACGGCGTTTGCCGAAGGTTCCGGTTCTCCGGACGTATGGTCTAAATCATTGGAAGATGATTTTGGTTATACTCAAATCTTCAAAACGGCGGCCGAGCAGAGCAATACCTCTATCGCAACTCGTTATCGTGGATATGCAGACGAATGGACTCGTATCTGGAATCTCAAGCTACGTGAACATAAGGTCGATATTGAAAGAGCAATGTTGTTTGGTCAACGTGGAAGATCAAGCGGGATTCAGACCACTGAAGGGCTCGTAGGTCATATTATCGTTAACCGTCAAGCAGGAACGCCCGGTTCTATTTCGTATAGTTCCGGTGCTCCGTATTTTGCGGCAGCGGCTTCAACGGCAATTACCTATGATACTTTCTTGTCTGATTTCGAGGTCTTCTTTGATCCTGCCCGTGGTGGCAGCAATAATAAACTGGCGCTTGCTAGTCTACCTGTAGTCTCTTACTTTAATAAGTTGGGGCCGGGTTTTGTGACTACAAGTTTGGAAACTGCTGGAGAAACTGAATCTCAATCTAATATGTACAACTTTCAAGCTGTACAGAGAGAAGGTGCCTTCGGTCACAATATCATGCAATTAAATACTGTTCATGGCGATATGTCTATCGTCAGGGAACCTCTGTTTAGAGGCATGTCTGCTGGAATGCTTTTGCTTGCTGACATGAAGCATTGTTCATACCGTCCTCTCGTAGGAAACGGTGTCAATAGAGATACTCACGTTGTCACGAATGTACAACAGGGCGATGAAGACTTACGGAAAGACATGATCCTCACAGAGGCTGGTCTTGAAATAACGATTCCTGAAACTCACATGTTGTATTCGATGACTGATCTTAACTAGGAGTAGGGAAGATGCGTAGTGATATTATAAATGAGAACAGTAGCTATTCTAAAACGCTCAAAAAGGTCAAGCACGTTACCGAGGCAATGACTCTGACACCAGAGGACTCGGGAACTGTTTTCCTTATTGATCAGGGTGCGGCTTATGCTATTACACTGCCTGATTGTGCGAGCAAAGACAATGAGATGCTTGGATGGAATGCAGAATTTATTGTGCATACCGTAGCATCAAATGCTGTTACTATTAACGCCAGTACCGATGATGGAGATAACATCCATGGTCATGGTATTGATGGTGAAGATGGTGCGGCTCAAACAGTGACTGAAGGTACCGGTGTTGACGTTATCACTTTTATTAGTGGCGCAACAAAAGGTGACCGAGCTAGTCTTGTTTGTGACGGCGACAGCTATTATGTCTTTAGTTTAGCGGCTGACAAAGCTCATATCACGTTTAGCTAAAAATCTGAAGTTCGGGGATAGAATCCCGATATAAGGATCAGGTGGCTGGGGGGTCAAACCCCCTTCCACCACTATGAAAACTTGTATGCATTGTGATAAACCGAATCCGGACGGCTGGTTTTATTGTAAAAACTGTCATCAACCGGCGTCTCCACGGAAGTATACGGTTAATACGGTGATGAGGGAATCGCCTTGGGCTCCGGCTATTCGGCGTGATTTAATAGACATTAATATGATATCAATGGATAAGGATATTGAAAATAAGGCGGTAGAGAGACATCAGCATCTCCATAGCAAGATATTCCCAAAGAATAAGAAGCAGGCGAGTATAAAGATTAATAGTGCAGGAAATTAAGGAGAAATAGCTATGCCGAGAAAAGGTAAAACTACTAAGTACGGTGGCAAGAAAAGAAAACATAAAACTGTTAAAGCCGCCAAAAAATATAGTGCCAAAATGAAGAAAAAGAAGAAAAAGAAGAGGTAGTAATGGCTAACGAACTAAGAATTGAAGCTCAATTAGAATACAGCAAGAGCGGTGTCAAAGAGAGTAAGCATGACTCTACCTATATTGATGTGTCTGGCGAGTCTTATAACAAAAGCATACAGGTAATAGGAACGAGCAATGAGCAAATAAGCGTAGCCTCTGATATTGGGACGTATGGATATATGTTCTTTAAGAATTTAGATTCAAGTAATTATATCGAGATTGCGGATGAAGATGACACTAATTACTTCTGCAAGTTAAAAGCGGGAGAGTTTGCCATGTTCCGTGCCGCAGATGCTGATTATTGGGCTAGGGCAAATACAGCAAGTTGCAACTTGGAAGTGACGGTGATTGAAGACTAATGGCAACATTCCAAGTACAGGTAGAGGATATGGTTGGTACAGTAGGTGGTGATTCTTCTGATACCACAGCACTTACATCGTTTTTGACAGATGGTGCTAAGGATGTAATCAACCACATGCCACTGTCTCTTTTGAGGCTATGCTCCAGCGAGGTAACATTTACACCACAGGCTGTGGGTAGTGAGAGTTCAGCTTCTACGCTCAATACAGCCAAGGTTTATAATATTAGGCGCAATGATGGAACGATTGATCAGCCTTGTCGTTTGATACGTACTTCACTTAAAGGCCGTGCTTCTGATTCTGATGATATGGATTACGCTACGGCAACTGATCCCGTATATTACATTGAAAGTAATTTTCTTAATATTTTACCATCATCGTCATCTGCTGTGGGTAAATATTCAGAGGTTCAGTATCCGGCGGTGGCGTATGGTGATAGTGCCATTACTCTTTTCCCCGATGAGTTGGAATCACTTGTAGTCCTTTATGCGGCAATGAAAGGAATCGAAAGAATTATTACAGATACTGTTGGTACCGATGAGGATATTGAACTTGGACAGGGACGCAAAGATCAATATACATGGCTTCTTAATCAGTATAATGCTGGTATACAGAATATGATGGGGGTACCGGCTGGTGGTGGTGGTGGTGCCGCAAGGGGTGCAAGATGACATTTAAACAGATATTATCACGGATTAGGAAGGTACACCCAGATGCTGGGGAAACGTATGTGAAGGCACTTATTAATGATGCACTTCTTGACCTTCGCAAATACAAGGTTGTAAGAAAGCATGCCAAAATAGATACAGTAGAAGATCAACGCTGGTATAACGTGGGAGACAGAAACTCTGATCTCCGTGTAGATAAAATTTATTCCGTTGCTTACAAGGACTCTGATGGTGACTACCGAAAGATTCCAAGGCTAACGGATCATTATAGTATTGTAAATGTGGATGAAAAATAATGGCTTATAATTATCCAGAAGAATATCTTGCTTGGTATAATGTGGGTGACAGGATCGCCTTAGTAACTAGTAAGAATACATCGAACAAGAATACATTTGAATCAATAGACGAATCCACGAGTAATGGATTGCTCATTGAATATAGTGCCCAGCCAAGGGAGATCAAGAATCTCTCAGATGTGCCAGAGGTAGATGACACATTACATCCAGCATTGGTGAATTACGTTAATTGGAAACTTTTTGAGGACAGACTGGACGAAGTTAGTGCCGCTTCCGCTGTGAAGTATCGAGCACTCTGGGAAACCACGGTGCGTCAGGAGGCTGGAAGAGACAAAGTAGGTGGCCAGAGAGCCATCGTCCCGTTTGCGTTTAGATAGATATGCCCATGTCAGAGTATCTCGGGCGGAAAGGCATACATAATAAAAGGAGATTAAATTATGGCAACAGATTCCCCAGCGGATAGTCACAGATATACTGTTGTAGAACAGGGCAACATCACACTAGGTCAGGCAGGTGTTGCATTTTTAGCTGACACAAGCACGTACACACCACCGACCGGTCTGGTGGTAGTGGCAATACAGTTTACAGAAGATACTGTATTTGATTCTAGTGATGCGACAACGGCTGAGTCAGATTGGCCAACGGATGCACAGGGCGGCTCCGGTACCAATAGCGATGCTATTAACCAGACTACTATGCCACAGGGTATGACGATCTATGGTAGGTGGAAGACAGTAGCTTTGGATTCTGGTTCTGCATTCCTGTACTTAGGGCCTTAGACCGTGCCACGGTTAGGAATACAGCTTGGTATCAGTAATATTGTACACCAGACCGCACGTCTTGCAAGAGACCTTTGGAACAGTGTGAAAGATACATGGCAGAATGAACAACGTGAATGGCAAAAGATTGTTTAAAGATTTTATCGCAACCATGTCAAATAGTTTCGGGCGGTAAGTTGCGAGATTTAACAAGGAAACTATAAAGGGGTAATAAATTATGGCGAGTTTATCAGGAAATACAATAGCAAGTACTTTTGCAGGCTTGCTCAAGACTAATGATAGTGCCGCACGAGGAGCAGAAGGTTCTGCCGATCAGTGCTCAGATGGAAGTGGTAATACCATTCCATTGTTTGTATCAGCTACAGAGGTTTATGCAGTAGGTAGTGGTACGGGAACATCACATACCGCATTCGGTAAAGATTGTGGTGTTGAT